TGCCGTCGCAGAGGTAGTATCCCTTCCATTGGGGGGTTGACAGGTGACACGCGGGGGGCTTCGGCCCCTCCTCACGATTTTAGATAACGTCTCGCTCGCTTCCCGTCCCGGCGGACGTTCTGAGCTTCCAGCCCCGCCGATGACAGCAACCGACCAAGCGGCCTGGAGGCTATCCCCACGACCTCGGCAACCTCTGAAACGCTCGGCTCAATCCCGCGGTGGTGGAAGTTTTTTATCGCCTCGATCGCCTTCTCGACGGCCCCCTCGTCTGTCTTTGGTAAGGCCTTCTGGCGTGTCTTTGGTAAGGATGATTTGTCTTTGGTAAGTGTCTTTGGTAAGGGCTCGTCTTTGGTAAGGGGAGGCCCTTCCTCGCCGGTGTCTTTGGTAAGAGGTAGATTTTTGCCGATGTATTCCTTCCTCGTCTTCCCATCCTCCCACCAATACCGGGACCAATAAGGGCCATGTCCTGGACCATCTCGGCATTTCTTACAGCGTTCTTTATTGCACTTATAAAAGTCCTGTCGATAGACTCCGCCCTCTGGAGCTTTGATGGATCTCATGATAATGTCTTTGGTAAGGATCGTATAAAAGCCTTACCAAAGACAGTCTTACCAAAGACAAATCATTACCAAAGACAGCCCGATGGATACGGATTTTCACCCACAAGCACGGAGAAACAAGCCCGAAAGCAGTTTATAAAAATACGATTAAAATAAGCAGGTGTGGGGGAGGGGGCATATCCTCCCCCGGGTGTCAGTCTTTGATTATCCTAATTTACTTGATCCCGTAGGCCTCGATCGTCCCGGCGAGATCGGTGTTGCTGGTGTTGGTCACGTCCAGGTGAATGGACCCATCGCTCTGGAGGAAGCGGGCGGTCTCGACCGGACCGAGGACGTACTCCTCCTCGGCTACGAGGTTGTCGCCTATTGCCAGCCCGCCCTGATCTCTCAGGAAAGCTGGGGCAGCGTCGCCCTCCACAAGCTCGATGTCGCCGCCGGTCCCCGTCCCCGCCAATCGCGTCCAGGATGCGCTCCCGGGCCGTTTCCAGCTTGAGTATGCCAGAGTCGGTCCGAAGGGCGCGTGGGGTTTCCGGCTGACGGATGAGGTATGACGGGGGCCAGTGAGCCCCCACAGGAGAGGTGAGAGAAGATGACGCCGAGGGGGAGAAACAATCGCGTTTTTACTGGTAAAAAGAGGCGTCGAGAACGTAGCCCAACAGATATCAAGAGGCTTAAAACTTAAAATAAGCAACCCATATATTACTGTAAAAATAAAACGCCCCCCACAATCATAAGTCATGCAACCAAGCTTGATACCTGAGATATTCGTTCTCTTTTCTGAGGAGTTCGTTCGCGGCCTCAAGCCCATGGATCTTCTTCTTCAGGGCCACCCTCTCCTTCAATAGGGCGGTGGTTCCCCGTTTCTCTCGGTCCTCTTTCAGCCTCTGGGAGACGATCCTTGTCATGTCGGCGCGTGAGAATTCGAGGACCTCCTCGGCTCCTGTCAGCTTTTCCATTTATCCCTCTCCCTTTCGTGGGGGCTCAAAGTCATCACATGACGGCATCCGACATGCTCCAGGCCAGCAGCTCGGGCCTCTTCGAGGGTTGGGTATCCTCGGGTCTCTCCTGTTAACGAGAGGGTCCTACCCTCCCAGGGAACGCACAGGGGACAGGCCTTAGAATGCGTCGAAACGATCACCAGCTCATAGCCATGCTCCAAGAGCCGGATCCGAGTCCCCTCTCGGAAGCTCTGCATGGCCGCGTTGTGGACGGCCATCTTCGAGTAGTTGGCCATATCCCAACGACGGCCGGCTCGGTCGATGAAGCCGGTAACCCCCCTGGAGGCGAGGTCCTCTCTCATCCTTCTGGCGGCTGTATCGACGCTATCGATCCCCAGGACCACGCTCTGAGTGTATTCGAGCTGGAGAGCTCTGAAGAGGTCGTCCACCTGGCGGCCTATGGTACGGTCCACAGCCTCAAGCCTGGAATAGGTCGCCTCGGCTATAACGTGAATCGCTTGCTGGTGGAGGGTCCCGAAGCCCGCCGAGAGATGGGTCGAGAAAGCCATATCATCGGCGTAGGCCACGCCTTCGCGATAGAGGTAGGGGATCGCGTCGTCGCACCACTCCCGGCCACCGACGAGGAGCTTGTTTCGAGCTGCCCTTATGTTCCGTTGAACGGCCCGGTAATAGGCGGGATCGCCACCTTTGAGGAGGACCCGGTTGATCTCGGCCTGGATCTTCCGGTCGCCGTTCTCATAGAGCTGGATGAGCCTGGAGGCCTGATCTTCGGTGAGCTTCGCGGGATCCACCATTAGGCCCCCACTCCTCCGATAAGGAGGGTCCGGTACAGCTCTTCACCGTCCAAGCCGGTCTTCGGATCGACTTTGACGACTTCATAGATTGGAGAGTCGGCGCCGCCGATGACCAGCTTAATTTTGGCGCCGAACTCCAGGGGCTCAAGGCAGAATATCCGGCCCTCGGCCTGCATGATCTGCTGAGAATACTCGTCGCCGGCGATCTTAAGATACGTCGATCTCTTTAGCTCCCATCGGCATGGGAACTCGACCCACTCGCCGGGGAGCTCCTCCTCTGTGGTGGGGTCAGCCGCCACAACTCGACAGTTTAGCTCTTCTTCCCCGATGTCGGTCGTGATTTCCGTTACAGTATCGAATTGTTTAGATGTCACCATCGTTGTGGTACCCCACGGGGGCCCGAACCCTTCCAGGGTGTCGGTTTGGGGCTCGCCGTCCAGGGTCCCCTTTATGGTGACGTTGAGGGCGATCGCTCCTGAATCTATCTCAAATTTGACCTTGAAAGGCGCGTCCATCGAAAAAGGAGGGGATAGGGCGAGCGTGGCGAGGACTGGAGCCCAGCCGTAAAGGATGGGGGAGGCCTCATATTTGGCCGTCTGGTTCAGGTATCCGGCGATCACCGCGCCCGCGCCCCCTTTGCCAGGTAGGGCTCCAGGAGCCGGTAAGCCGTCCAGGACCTCAGAGGAGTCCCCTCGATCCCGCCTCCCCGAAGAGATCCGTCGTACTCTTCCCACAGCTCGCCGAGCTTGAAGTATGTTACACCGCCCTCCTGGAGGGCGCGTCTCTTGTCGTTCGTGGTGTCGAGCCTCGCCATGATCTCCTCGCAGACTGCATCTTTGATCGCCTGGGGGACCACGACGTTATCATCGGCGTCTCGGTCTGCGACCACCCAACCCTGGCGCGTCTTGATCCGTCTCGGCCACTGGAGGGGCTGGGTGGATAGGTCGGTATCGTACTTCTTACCCACAAAAGGGAGAGAATCGACGAGCTTCGAGACGTACTTCAGAAGATCCTCCTTCAGTGCAGAAGAGGCCCCGGTCCAGGCTGAGGAGCCGGGCCTGTCGGCAACGTAGGCGTCCATCTCGGACGATGTGATGTATTCGACCACAAAATCAACCTCCTGGGATTCGAAAAGGCGTCACGTTACCCTGCCCTGGAATATCGTGGCGACGACCGACCCCACCGAAACAGAGTACAGGCGGACCCTTACTTCGCACCCCTCTGGAACCAAGAACGCCTGGGCTTCCACCCAGAACGGATACCACGTCTCACCCAGCTTGATGTCATATCCTATGCTCCCCTGAAAATCGACAGACTCGGAGAGAAGTACGGTAACTGGGGCGATCGATGACCGAGATACAAACCCGGCCGTCACGTCGTCCACCTCGGAGAGGGTCGCGGTGATGGGCTCCGACGACGGCCTCAGGGCCCCATGGATCTCGTCAATCAGGCTCATTGAACCACCCTAAATGAGAGGAGGGAAACGTCCCCCCTCAAGGCAATGCGTAAGCTTCGATCGTCCCGGCGAGATTGGTGTTGCTGGTATCGGTGACGTCCAGGTGAATGGTTCCGTCACTCTGGAGGTATCGAGCCGTCTCGATCGGACCGATGACGTACTCCTCGGTCGCTACGAGGTTGCCCCCGATCGCCAGGTCGCCGAGCCCCCGCCTAAAGGCAGGGTGAGCGGTTCCCGCCTTCAAGGCGATGTCCCCGCCCGTTCCCGTTCCCGCCGAGATGTGGACGAGGATGATCATCCTCTTGAAGTTGGACGCCGCCGCTATCTGGTGGTCGTTGGCTACATCGATCGCATCGGGTGTTTCCCTAGCTTTCCAGGTGCCGTCGCATTCGTTTACCGTGATTGCAGATCTTCCCATGATTCACCACCTCAGCTCGGAGCACAGGTCAGAACGCACAGGCAGCTCGGATCGATGACCTTCGCGCCGTAGCAGTGAAGGCCCCGGAGGGCGTCGGCAAAGAACTTGTCAGGCCTGTAAGCCTCAGTCTCGTTCACGGAGTCGGCGAAGGTGGTCGCCCTCGCCACGCCGGCCACAACCTTGTAGTGGTCGCCGCTGGAGTTGGGGACGTTGTTGGACTGGAGGATCCTGAAGCCGAACAGCTTCGCGATCTCGCCGTTCAGCATCGCGCCCTCGACCCCGGACCAGGTCGGGTTGACGATCGCGTCTTCCTGGAGGAGCCACTTCACCACCCACGGAGGAACGACGACAAACCGGCCCTCGGCGGGGACGTTGGCCTCGTCGAGCTTGACCTTGACTTCAAGAAGCTCCTCGGT